CGAAAAAGGCTTCGTCTAACAACAATTCCTTTAGTGCGATTTACAAGGAATGGTACGAGCACAAGAAGCAAGTCTGGTCAGTAGGATATGCGACTGAACTTGCCAAAATGTTTGATGACGACATTTTGCCCATCATCGGCGGTCTTGAGATTCAGGATATTGAGCCGATGCAACTGCTGGAAGTAATCCGCAGATTTGAAGATCGCGGTGCAATGGAGCGAGCAAATAAAGCCCGCAGAAGATGCGGCGAGGTTTTCCGTTACGCTATTGTCACTGGTAGGGCTAAATATAACCCGGCACCTGACCTTGCTGACGCCATGAAGGGATACCGCAAGAAGAACTTCCCGTTTTTACCTGCCGACCAGATCCCGGCATTCAACAAAGCACTTGCAACATTTTCAGGAAGTATCGTATCGCTCATTGCGACCAAAGTTTTACGCTACACAGCCCTAAGAACGAAAGAGCTTCGTTCCATGCAATGGAAGAACGTCGATTTTGAAAACAGGATTATCACCATCGACGCCAGTGTGATGAAGGGACGCAAAATTCATGTGGTCCCGATGTCAGACCAGGTGGTTGAACTTCTCACTACGCTAAGCTCAATCACCAAACCAGTATCAGAGTTTGTTTTTGCCGGGCGCAACGATAAGAAGAAGCCAATCTGCGAGAACGCGGTATTGCTTGTGATCAAACAAATCGGCTATGAGGGTCTGGAAAGCGGTCATGGATTCAGGCATGAATTCAGCACAATTATGAACGAGCACGAATGGCCTGCTGACGCTATTGAAGTGCAACTGGCACATGCCAACGGCGGATCTGTGCGTGGTATTTACAACCATGCTCAGTATCTCGATAAACGCAGAGAAATGATGCAATGGTGGGCGGACTGGCTTGAGGAGAAGGTATCATAGGTAAACAGCGCAAAGACTTGCAAACCTATGCAAAGCTTTGTGTGTCCAGTTTTTGTCTCACGCATACAGCTTGAGATGCTAACTGGTCGATCATCCAAGCTCTTAGTGGTAGACTCACCGCACACTTTTATCAGCGATTAATCATGAAATGAAACTATCACTTGATAACCTCGTCCGCTTTGCTTCTTTAATGTGCGTAGCTGGCCTTCTAACTGGTTACCGTTCAAGATATCCATCACTACAGGTGATAGAGATACTCATGCTGGCGGTTTGGCTGCATCAGGACTATCCTCACATCAAGAGCATCATAGAAAATAATAAAAAACAATAATTCAATTCAGGTCAACAATGAATAGCAAAATTTTATCAGTGCATTACATGAGGGCTTTGGCCTCCATCGCGGTGTTAATAGATCATTTCTCAGGTCTATTGGTTATCAATGGGAATCCAATTCCATTTTTATCGAGAGGTGGATTTGGAGTAGATCTTTTCTACATTATTAGTGGATTTATCATCTACATTTCGTCAGGAAACAAAGATAATAACAAACCTATAAAATTCATACTAAAGCGATTTTTCAGAATTTATCCATTATTCATCGTTGCATGGATAATAGGGATGTCATTTGTGTTCAAGAGTGACAGCGTATGGTCATTTTTAGAGCCGCTACTATTGGTATATCAAAATTATAATGGAATGGCCCCTCAGTTCGGTACCCATGTTATGGGAACCCCATGGACACTGGCTTACGAACTACTCTTTTACGCAATTTTTGTTTTAGCTATTTCAATAACTCACAAGCACCGGGCGGCATTATCAATAGCGATACTGATCCTAATGCCGATATCACTACAACTAATATTCAACGATTCATTCTCCATTCAGAGTTCTGCATTTGCCAATGCAAGTAAAGACATTCCTATGTATGGAGTAATTAGAATGGCAAGTGGAACAATAATGTTTGAGTTTGCTATAGGAATTTTATTAGGTGTTTCCTTCAAGAAAATGAAGAAGATTGATATAACACAAAGCGCATCTACGTTATTCTTCTATTCTGGGGTAATGATATCTATTGCAATACTTATTACCAACGGAAATCAGATTTCTAAATTTGGTTTGCAAGGCTATTTCATTCCGTCAATTGTTCTTTTTATATCGTTTTTCTTCAGGGATAAAACATCAAATATAAAACACAATGGATTCCTGGAGTTCTTCGGAAATATTTCATACTCGCTGTACATCACACATTTCATAATTTATGTATGGATAGTTCAGCATCTTGACAGGGTATGGATGGAACCGGTTAGGGGGTACCCTATAGTTATTATCGGAATGGTTGCAAGCATTATATTCTCTTGGTGTTGTTATGTCTTTGTAGAGAAACCATTCATAAAAGTCGGCAAGCGATATTTATAAAAATAGCGTCCATAAGGACTAATGCCAGTCAGTTAAGCAACTGACTGGCATTACGGCAATCAGGAGGGATATCCGATTTTGACAGAGCAACCATCTTTATCAAAATAAAACCTTATTGCATTGGCGGATTTGAAAAAAAGAAAACTTATTAATGAAGCCAACGAGCACATGAACAGAAGACAATGGCCTGGTAAAGCGGCCATTGGTCGTCTGAAAGGTGAGAAACTGGCGCAATATAATTTGTGGCTGGATTATCTGGACGCACTGGAACTGGTTGATACCTCCAGTGCTCCAGATATTGAATGGCCTACGCCTCCGGCAGTTCAGGCCAGATGACATCCGGCGCGGTGCTGGTATCTGTTGCCGTCACCGCGTCAATGTAATCCAGCACGGCGTTAAGTCGGGTGGTCTCTGCCTGCATCAGCTTCCGCCCGGCCTGTAATTTCAGCTGAATCAGACTAATGGAAGCCATTGCTGCATCAATCAGTGACTGGCGCTGTGCTTCCGCCACTTCTACTACGGCACCGTGTTGTGCCTCAGTATCTGTCACCCATTTCTCACCATCCCATTCATCGTATGGTGTTAACGGTGAAAGCGTGACATAATCGTCTTTGATGGCACCGATATAATCCACTGTAACAGCTGCACCATTTTCTGTTGAGTAAACAGTCTCATTGCGATGGTCTTCTTCATGGCTCCATCCCTTACCCGTAAATACTGCCACTTTCCCCGGAATGTTTTCGCCAGGGTCAATACCAGTGGAACAGGCGGGCATACTTACGCCAGTATTAATATATTCATCAGACCAGCCAGTATATTCATACGTTACTGCATCATAATAAAAACAACGCATATCGCCCGGCACTGTAGCCAGCCCATTTTCATCAAAAACAGGTTTCATTATTTAGCCCTCACCAGAAAGTTAAACGCGATATTACGAGGACGTGTTTCACTTGCAGTTTTCGTTTCAATGGCACTATCAATAGAGAAATGCTGCAAATCCTGAGATGCAGCACCGTAATTGGTGTAAGAATTAACAAGTGCACCCGCTTTTATTGAGCCAGAGCTACCCATAGCTCCCCCCATGAAATTCCCTGTTATACGCTGCTGAGCAAAGTCCTGTGCGCTTAACAACGTGCGACCACCGTCTACACCTCGCCCGTCATCCCAGATACGAATGAAATCACCGCGGGCTTCAGGTAATACCAGCGAAGGAAACACTTTCGCCAGCACAGGATAATCAGAAGCAGAAAATTTCGCCCCGTTGAACTTCAAAAACACCATACTGGACCAGCTGCCGATTACAGTATTTGGCATTGCAGCGGACGGCCATAAGAACGGAACGCCAATAGCTGGAGCACCTTCTCCCAAACCAAGGTTTTCGAGAGCTGTTTTCACCGTACCATCCGATTTGATATCGCCAAACGGATTATTGCGGCTTAACAGCAGCGCACGAAGCGCGGTAAGCAGCTGGTCGTGCCGCGTCTTCTCAAGACTGGCACCGGATGCCTCCACCACGCTGCAAAGCTCCTCCTGCAACATGTCAAAGTAGTCATCATCCAGAGCGGTGGCAGGTGTGCCGGTCTGGGGGTTACCACGGGTAAAACCGTTCTTACCCGCGCCGAACTTATCCTTCTGCGCGGTTTTCGTGTCTATACGATGCATGGATTACTCCGGATATTTAAAAATTACGTAGGTATCCCACGGGCAGAGTTTGTTAAGCACGCACTCGACAACGGTGTCCCCCCAGATACGCAGCGCAGAATCACAGGGATCGCCACATGTCATCCAGGTGGTGTTGGTGGCGGCTGGCATGTTGACCTGCCAGTAATACCGCCATTCCGGCGCATTCACCGCGTCAGTACAGACCGATGAGCAGGTGAACGTGCTTTTGTCGTATCGCGTGATGTTGGCATCTGGTCTGCCCAGGGCAGCAAGCTGTGCAAGATAAAAATTCTCGTTGATGCTGCCCGCCAGGTTAACCTTCGCATCCAGCCGTTGCTGACGCTGACGAAGGGTCTTTGTCCCTGCGGGAATACATTCATCCGGCAGACCGCACAGACGCTCCCAGCGGTTTATCAGTTCAGTGGTGGTGCGCGGATCCAGCTCCCGCATCAGGGCATCCGCACGCTGATGAACACGGGTTAATGACGGTGCCGCACCGGCAATCGCCGGATCGCTGGCTGATCACGCCGGACCGGGGGGCAACAGTGCCGACAACAGACGGATGTAATCATCGTTTGTCACGTCCATGAAATCGTCCCCAGAACCGCCAGTTCATTTTTTGCAATGGAGATATTGTCTGCCGGTGCAAGCAACTGATGGCTGTATTCCCCGTTCGCACCGGAAATCGCCTCACTGATACGCGATACCTTCAGTTCTCCCTGCGGATAACCATCACGCAGCAGGAACGAACGCAACTCCGCGGTGATGGCAGCCCGTATTTCCGGTGTGTCCGGCGTCACGCGGATATGAAAATCCACCGTATGTGCCACCGGCCTGAACACATACAAATCAGAGCCTGCCACCGGGGCCAGTGGCTCGATATGTTGTCTTGCCGCCGTTTCCGTTGATTCTTCCGGAATGGGATTAATCAGGTCACTGCTGGCAATCATCACACCGACAGTTCCCGTTCCCATCCAGTGACGGTATGTCCATGCGCGGGTAATGCCGGGCACTTCTTTAGCCCAGACGACATAGTCCCCGTCAGCCCCGCCCTGCGGCGTCCAGTAATACCGCTCAATGACGCGGGCGCGCCACGTTTCCAGATCTTCAGTATCGAATCCGCCAGTCAGGGTATCTGCAACACCGGAAGACGGCAGACCATTAACCGGCGTGACCAGGATTAATGACGTACCGTCGTCAGCGTTACCGACCGCGCCTGCACTTGAGCAGGCGATCGGCACGCGCAGGACACCACCGGAGCTGGTTGCATCGGCAGTTGCCGTGTACTGAACCAGGTCATCGCGCTGAATAACACTCCCGGCGGTCACCTTCAGGCCATCGCTGACACCTTCCCAGCGCATATACCCGCTGGCAGCCGTGGCCCCCTTGCGCGGACACCGTTTCATCGCAGCATGTCGCGCCAGCCAGGACTCATCGCACAGGTCAGGCAGCATGTTCATTGCCAGATAATCGATGTACCCGTAAACCGTATGCAGCGCCGCCGCATACACCTTTGCCCGCACGTCTTCATCCATGCGCCGGAGCGTGTCGCTGACGTCCAGCCTGGCGAATAAATCGTTACGGAGCATACTGATATTTTCTGCCAGCGTCGGGCGCTGAAATTCACTGTCCGCCATGCGTTATCGCACTCCACAGATCATCAAAAGAAATCATTACCGGTCCGTCACGACGCCAGAGAGTGATACTGTTACCCAGTTCATTAATCCCGGTGCGGCGGATATCCAGATCAATACGGGACACCACGCCGTCATCAATCATCCATTGCAGGCATTCGCGGATATACCCCCTTACTGTCTGCACCAGCTGATTGGTCAGTTTGCTGCGCTGAAGCAGCCACAGTCGGG